TGTTCCCTACGGTTTTTGCACTGGTGGTTAATGGGCACAGTACCTGGCCCATGAGATCCTCCACCTTTCAGTCGGGCGTGCTCCTTAGCTCGACAGGGTCCCAGTTGGAAGAACTGGAATGGGTTGTCTTACTTCGTCACAGACAACACCAGTCGCCTCCACTCAGAACTTGACGGGTGGTGGTTCTTCAAGAAACTATATTTGGCCTTCAGGGCCACAATGGGGGGGGAGTAAGCGTTGCACGCTGCCCCTCGTTCGAAGATTTGCGATGGACCGAAACCACTACACCTTTTGGTCACACAATCCTTGGTCGGAGCGTGTGTAGCCTCTCTGGAGGGGCTGTAACAGGTCGGCTGTCAATACTTCGAGCGAACCCGTCGGGGGTGAGTGAGCTGTGCTTCCATTGGTCTTTTCTTTGGGTGTTTCGAAACTCAGAAGACCGATGCGAAGAAAGTTCTGACTAGGGTGTGTCACCGGAGTAGAGGCCCGGTGACGCTCCCAGCCCTAGTCTTCCCCGATTTTTATAGTGTTTCTTGTCGGGCCATCGCCCCAGCCATCCTATGGCGAGAATTCTGCGTGTAGTCTCCGACAACTTCCATGGCTTTGCTCCCCAATTTTTGCGCCCGTCGAAATCCCACTTCGGGATAAATAGGGCACACCCGTGAGTATGGTCTTATCTTTCTCCTTGCCAAAGAAGGAAAGTCCCTCTTTAACCTCTTCGAGTCACCAGGACTTGGAGGCCCAAGAGCAATCGCAAGATTGTTACTCGAACCAAACTACCAACATACAAAAATCCGCGAAGAGCCAGGGCACCAATTTGAGGTTGTACGTCAACCTCGCGTGCTATGCGGCCTTGCTGTTTTTGGCGACCATTCAGGTCACCCTGGGGTGTGAACTCCGGGGGGCTCAGCCCGTGGCGGTCTTCGTGACCCCGCGTGCCTGCGCCGCCATCAACCGTAGGGTACGGAAAGGAGTTAGGGCAGTTAGGAGAGGGGCGGCAGTGGTAGCCTACGTTGTGCTGCTGTTGCTAGCAATGGGGGGGTTCATTTGTAACTCCCAGGGGGGGAATTCAAAGGGGGATGGGCCCCCAAAGCCAAAATGGACAGGACCTATAAACAAAAAGTACGTGCCCAAGCCGGCCGTACCCCCTGCGTTGCAGGAGGATGGGGTCCAGATTCGCAACTTCAAATCGCCGTGGAGCTTCACTCAGAGGCTCCCCGTGACGGATGGTCTTCCAGTGGTCGTTTGCGGGTTGAGATACTACGATCTCCCCGTTCGAACACACCAGATTACTATACAGGAGTTGCTGCATTCCATCGGCTATACCAAACGGGCAGCTGTCAACCAAGCAAGCGTCCAGAGAGAGTTTTTTGACCGTAAGTTCAAGGCCTTTGAAGCCTATGAACAGTCTAAATATTTTAAAACCTCTGGAAAACTCGTTGTTTTTGTGCGCGGCTCTCTAGATTCCGCCACTTACACGAGCGCACGCTTGGAAAAGTTACCCACCACACTGGTAATCTTCTTGTCCTCTGACCCCGAAAACTCCTTTGAGTATCGGAAAGAGACGCAGGAAGTGCTTGAGGCCGGCCCAGGGGTATCCGCCCCCCTGGAACCAGCAGCGAGCGAGCCGGTCGTGGTGGAGGCAGCCCAAGAGGAGGAGGGCCCACAGGAGGCGACGGTGATCGCCCCTGCTGAAGGACAACAGCAGGAAGAAAATAAACCGGCTGAAGTAAAACAGCCTCAACAAATTCTGGAAGAATTGGCCCTAGAGTGGTCCAATCAGAAAACGCTGAGGTCCGCCACTAGGCGGAAGCGGGAGGCGACCGAGAGGAAGCGGTTTTGTGTGACTGGGAGCAACTTCAATTACGGCCATCCATTGGTTGTGGTTGAGGGAGCATGCATTGACAGCTCTGCGGCTGTCTTGCTAACCGACAGTTCATACAAGACCTTGGTCGTGTTGTGCTCCCCCACACCGAAACAACACTTCAGCAACTTCGTCCAGAGATACGGTAGGGAACCCCAACCCATTGAGCAGGAGTTAAATGAGCAGATGCTTACGGCGTCGCGGGAGGAATTTTCAAAAATCCTCCAGAGACTGCCATGGGTTCAAGGGGTGGAGGTGGGGCAGGGGGAAATTCCCCGGGTCAGGGGCTACGACCTGGTGCTGATCGTGGGTGCGTCGTGTGGTGGTAAAACCACCCTGGCCAACCTACTCGTGTCAGATGTCGCCGGAGCAGTTTGTTACCACGCAGATGACGCCGTGTCGTTCGGATACTCTACTATGGAGTTCTGCCGGCTTGCGCGACATCCAAAACAACTGCACCGCGTCACCAGGCGAGCTCTCGAGAGATTGGCTTCTGAGGTATCTTCGGATCTTCAGTCATTTAGCCACCTCGTTGGTCCGGGCTGTGTTCCCGAGGATTTCCACAGCCAGCCAAATTTTGGGGCGATTTTTTCAAAACCCCCCCGTAAGCTGGCACAAAGGTTGAAAAAGACCTTGTGGGTCCTCCTGAAGCTGCCTCTGTATTCCGCCACCGTGTTCGTGCTGTTGGCATTTGCTCCCTGGGGAGTCCACTTCAAATGGTTGACGAAACTACAGATCCTTGCCGAGTTCCTTGCGAATCCCGGCTGGGTCCTTCTGTCAATATCATACGTGGTCCACAGGCTGTCAAAAACCCCCCCGAAGTGGGGGGAAGTGCCACCAAAAAATGTGCTAATACCTCGTGCCCGGCCGTCCCCTGAGACCATTGAGATCTCGGGTTCTGCCGTGGATATGCTAGTGAAGGGGCCTGTGCTCCTGTCCGATTTTTGTGACTTCTCTTCTCTTAGGAGAATCGAGATCAACAACCACTTAATCGAACAGGAGCAGCGTGTCCAACTGTTGGTGTCCCTCCTGGAAGCAGGAGTTCCGGACGCCACAGAGCTAGCGACGCACAATTGCGGGTTAGGCACGTCTAGCAGCGCGACACATATCCTGAGGGGACCCCACCCATGCAAAGTGGAGATTTCGGTCGAGGGCCCGACCGTGATCTATGAACTAAGGAGGCTGTATTCACAATTGAAGCAGCCAAGGCCAAGTCTCGGATTGGAACGCCCAACGACTGTGGAAGAGTCGCAATTATGGGGCGAGTTGACTTTCGACCAGAAGCCAACTATAACACCGAGCCAGCGCTTGATATCACAGATGATAATCAATGCGCAGATGGTTGTGGACACCACTGGACCCCAAACGTCCGTGTCCCGCCTTATGGTCAAAAATTTGGTCCTCAAAGCGAACGCCCTAATCTCGGACATAAGCGAAAAAAATTCCCCAGCACCAGAAAAAGATGTTGCCGCCTCTATGGCCAACAGTCTGGTTGCTTTGGCTATTCCGCGGGCGCAAGCGAACAATAGGTCCCTCGACGGCTACTTGTCAGCTGTCGGGGTCGACCTCAGATGAGGGAGCCAACTCCTCACAAAACCCGTCCCGTCCTACTGTGAGATCCGTGCCGATTTGCCCACGGTCCAGAAGAACGTGCTCGACCTGCTTTCGATGGGATCGAAGATCTACTTTTGTAGTGACGTTGTCCTACCCGTCGTGCGCATGCCTGGGATACAAGCTAACCCAGTGGAAGTGCCTAAAGCGGTTGAGAAGGGATCTGGGTTTTTTGAGGAGTGGCTTGAGTGTCGGTTCTGTAAGAGGCTGCGGCCACTGGAGATCACGACTTCCAGTTGTTTGGCTTGTGCAAAAAAACAGGACTTGACGTTCCCATTAAAAACAGGGAGCATGGTTAAAGCCTACAAGAAATGTAAGGATCGTTATTCAACGCAGGGGTTGGCCATCATCGGACCAATTACGCCAGAAAAACCTTACATAACAACAATAAGCTCCCCGGAATCGGTGGTTATAGCGCTGGTGAAGCGACAATGTGTCCTAACCAATCCCACTGATTATAAAACATGGCGGTCTTTGCGCGAATTTTTCGATGAAGAGTTCTCCGTATTGTACCCGAATTTCTCGAGCAACCTTGAACCTTTGCCCTTCTATAAATGGCTCCAAACTTCCAACATGAGCCCAGGAAATAAGAAGATGTGCAAGGCATTTTACGAGGAACATGGACATGAAGAGTATACTGATGCAGAGTGCAAGCAGCTCGCGTCCATACAGGTGTTTCCCAAGAGAGATAAGTATTCCAACACCGGTTTCTTTGAGAAGAGCTCAAGCTTCTTCAATAGGAGCATATCCCCATTTGCTCCCGTGGTCAATAACAAAACCGGGCCACCCATTGCAGCATTTCAAAATTATCTGCATGAGGAGTGGGATGATTGGGTCTTTTTCGCCGCCGGCAAGAACTCCGACCAATTGTCAGATTGGTACGCGAATGTTCCAGTCGGGTGGCGTGCTTTCGAGGATGATTTCACCTTTTATGACTCTTCAATTGGGGTTCCTGCCCAGAAGTATTTGATTTATCTATACAAGAAGTCTGGGCTCCCCACATTTTGTCCTTCGTTCCTGGGCATGAAGAAGGCCCAATCGTATGAATCCAAGGGTTGCTCCCGCAATGGTGTTAAATTTCGTGTTGAGGGGACGATGAAGTCTGGGGCTTCGGACACTTGCTTGGGCAATTCATTGCTCAATGTGTCTGCCCACCTCTATAGTTTGGCCAAGATCAACAATTGTAGCCTGGCGTTTCTCAAGACCCGGGTCAGAATGGCCGTTTTGGGTGATGACAACTTGTTCTTCCTCCACCCCGACCTCACTTGCGTGGGATTGGAGGAGGAGTTGATAAAGTTGGGCTTCCAACCAAAACTGAAAGAATGCAAAAACCACAGTGAAGCAATCTTTCTGAACATGAGGCTGTATCCGAGTGAGAGTGGACTGAAATTCGGCCCACTCCCCGGCAGACTGATATCTAGGCTTGGTTATACAGTGACCATCCCTAAGGACTCAGAGACCAGAATGGCCGAGATTGCGACGGCTTTTCGGGACTCGTGTGCCAATATCCCTGTGCTCCGCGAATATTTTGACAAGATTTGGTTTCTGACCTCTAGGAAAAACCTGGGGAAGAATAAGCACAGAACCAACAATGCGGAAGAGGTGCAACGACGTGACTTTCCGTACATGATGTTTGCTAAATCGAGCCGACAGCCTTCAGGCTTGTCAGACCAACACTTTTGCGAACTGTACAATTTGTCTCTGGAAGAGCTCAATTCGCTCAGACGATACCTACAAGAGGTGAAGACCCTAACGACGACGCTAGCACATCCGGTGCTTACGAAAATATTAGATAAGGATTTAGGCTAAATCCTGAGAGACCTGTGGACCCACCTTATGGTGGGGGGAGTATAATCCCACAGGTCTAACTCTCAGAAATCCTTGC